ATGCACGGGGAGATCAACAAGCTGGCGCAGTTGCTTGGGGTTGCACGTAAAACCGTCAGCGAAGCCCTGAACGGTCAAACGAACACCCCTTTGGCCCGAAAAATCCGCAAGCTGGCACTCGATCGCGGGGGAGTAGTCAAGAACAACACCTATAACAAATAATTGTAATCGTGAAACAATTTGGTATTATTCAGCACCCGGATTTCGGTGAAATCCGGCAGGTAACGAGCAAGGGTGAACTCTGGTTCGTCGCCAAAGACATCTGCGACATTCTCGGACTGACGAACAGTCGACAAGCAACGTCGGCTCTCGATGACGACGAGAAGGGTGTAATTTCAAATGACACCCCCGGCGGAAGGCAGGCTATGACTGTCGTCAACGAGTCGGGGATGTACGCTTTGATCCTTCAGAGCCGCAAGCCGGAGGCCAAAGCCTTCCGTAAGTGGGTAACATCCGAGGTTCTGCCGTCGATCCGCAAGTACGGGTTCTACATCTCCCCGGCACAACAGAAATCGAACCGCGAGCGCCGGGCGATCGAGCGGGCCTATCATGAAGAGTTGCAGAAGTACATCACTTCGGAAGACGTATACAAGGTAGCCAAGAAGATGCGCAAGGACGAGTGGCATGTAAGCCGTGTATTGCGTGGCGTTGTTCGGGACAACGACGTGATGCGTGTCCTTCAGGATCGTGCACTGTCCAACAAGAGCAGCTGGGAGGATGCGTACACGCCGGAGCGGATGGATGAAGTGTTGACCCTTCTGAAATAGGCCGGTGTCATGAATGATCTCCAGCAGATTCGGGAAGACCGTCTGGGTGCCTTCATCTTCGGGTTGCTTGCCCTCGGCGGCATTTACGGCGTCTGCCTCGGAGCGTGGTTCCATCTGTTCACGGTGTGTGTTTGCGTTCTGGTAAGCTGGGCGCTGTGGTCGGAGGCCGATGACTTGTCAGGTCGCGGACACCTGTAAACGGTCCGCAAGTGCTTTTTTTGTTTAGGTTACGGTTCCCGTCCGTCCTCCGCGAGGCTCACGGCCGGGGTTGCAGCCGGCGCCGAGGCCCTATGTCGCAGGCATGGGCGAGCGGCAGGCGCCGGCGGCTTTTTTAACGAACGTTTTTTCATCCTATAATATGACAACCAAGAGATTCAGAACCATCGAGCAAAGCCGTGCGTCGTTCGCACGTCAGGAGCGCATTCAACGTCTCGTGCGCGCACTTTTTCACGAACTGCACTCGGCCCGACAACACAATCTGACCATGTCCGACGAACATGACGCGGACGGTACGATCACATTCGAATATCGAGACGAATCACTTCTTCGGCAGCATCGGCAATATGCTGCGCGGCTTGCCGCACTTCACTCCGCCGCGGATCGTCGGGATCGATCCTTATGTGAAACTCCACGCCGTATTCGGATGGTTCCGACTTGGGAACTGAAAATTTACGACAGGAGGCAGGATAAAACGGTTCGCTTATGTATTTCACTTTCAGACGGCGCAATACAGCCGACAGACGATCGCGCACGCCGTACATCGTCCACTCGCTTTGACAGATAAAACATAGGTACATAAAATCGCTGATATTTATTGTTTGCCGACACGAATATAGCGATTTCCCTGCAAATGCGCAGGCATTGTCCGGAGCGATACCGGTGCAGGGAGCATAGGAATGAAATTATGGAACGCTACAACGAAAAGATAGGAGTAACGAAGGAAGACCTGACTCGTAACGACGACGGTCCGGCGGTAATGAGCGTATCGAATTATGATAAACTGGTAAATCGTCGTCGTGTATATATGCTTCGTGATGGCAAAGGTCTGGGGCGTTATGCGCTGGTCGAATATTCGTCTCTTCCCGAGCGTTTCCGTTTGCGCTTCGAAGCCAAATACGGCGATCCGGAGGAACTTTTGCGCGACGACCGTCCGGCCTTGGTGATCAATGCCGAAGCCCGGCGTTATTTTTCCGGTATCGACAAGGACGCCTATCGTCTTCCGAACGGCGATTGTCTCCCGGAGGAGAAGATCGACGAATACACGCAGAATGCCTCCGTATTGGATGCTTTGCTCGAAGAGGTGCGCCGGCAGCGTCTCGGGCGCAACCGTCTGAAAAACAAGACGCGCATCATCTGGGAGAATATCTATGCCTCGTCCGAGCGGATGCGCGAAGAATTCGGGCATACGCTTCCTGCGAATATCGCACGTCTGAAGGATAAGCTGCGGGCCTATGAACGCGAAGGTTACGAAGTGCTTGTTTCGAAAAAATTCTGCAACCGGAACACTGCGAAAATCACCGAGCGCGGCGGACGTCTGCTGATCGCCTTGCGCCGCTCGCGTGTGCCGGTTTATACGTTCGAGCAGATCTTCGAGGAATATAACCGTCGTGTGGCCGAATCCGGCAATCCCAAATGGAAGCCGTTGCAGTCCGTGAATGCCGTGAAGGCCTATCTGGAGCGTCCGGAGGTAATGCCCAAGTGGTATGCCGCCGTGTACGGCGAGCTTGCCGCCCGCCAGAAGTTCGACCGCAAGCAGCAGACCGTGCTGCCCGCAGTGCGCGACGCCCTGTGGTACGGCGACGGCACGAAGCTCAACCTGTATTACAAGGGCAGAGATAAGGACGGTCGTCCGGTGCTGCGTACGACGGCGGTCTATGAGGTGATCGACGCATACAGCGAGATGCTGCTGGGCTATTGCATTTGTCCTGTGGAGAATGCCGATGCGCAGCGTAAAGCCTTCCGGATGGCTGTCGAGACTTCGGGACACAAGCCCTACGAAATCGTAACGGACAACCAAGGCGGGCAGAAGACCTCTTCGGCTCAGGCATTCATGCGTCGCATCTGCCGCGTGAGCCGCCGCACGGCGCCCCATCAGCCTCAGGCAAAGACGATCGAGGCGCTTTTCGGGCGTCTGCAATCGCAAGTGCTGCATTCGAACTGGCGGTTCACGGGGCAGAACATAACGGCCAAGAGCGACGATTCGCGGCCGAATCTGGAGTTTATCGAAGCCAATAAGGATTCGCTTTACACTTTCGAGGAACTTTGCGAGGCTTACGCGGAATATCGTCAGGTGTGGAACGACATGCGGCATCCCGAAACGGGTATCAGCCGGCGGGAGATGTACGAACAGTCGGTGAATGCCGAAGCTCCGGCATTTACGCAGGCCGATCTGATCGATCTGTTTTGTACGGAGACGGAGCAGCCGAGCGAATTCACGTCGTACGGCATAGCGATTCAAGTCGACGGGAAGCGTTACCGTTACGAAGTGCTCGACGAGTTAGGCATGCCCGATCTCGGCTTCCGTGCCAAGCATACGGGGCGTCGCTTTTATGTGAAATACGATCCCGAGGATATGACGCGGGTGTGGCTTTGTACGAAGTCGGCGCTGGGGCTGAGGATCGTTTCCGAAGCGCAGGCATATGTCAAAGTACATCGTGCCATGCAGGAGCAGACATCCGAGGAACAGGCTTTCCTGCGCGCGACGATCGAAGCCAACAAACAGGCACGGGTGCGCCGGCAGGCAGAGGGTTATGCGCTGGAAGTCGAGCACGGCGTGGCACCCGAGCAGCACGGACTGCGTACGCCGCGTTTGCAGGGGCTCTCACGACGAGATACGGAACGCATATACGACCTGTATGCACGACAGACGGTACCGCATCCGGAAGCCGAGGCTGCGGAGGAGCTTCCGCTCTCGGTCGGGCAGATCGAAAAACAGATCAGCAACATGACCTTCGATGCACGGACAATTTATAATAAATTATAGCAAAATGAGACTTACGAACGAACAGAAAGACGAAATACGCGGACTGCTTCAGGCCTATGTTTCGCGTTATCCGAGCCAGAACCGTGCGGCGGTGTCTTTGAAGGGCATCTCCGCAGGTACTCTGTCGACGATTCTCAACGGTAAGTACGATCTTATCAGCGACGAGATGTTTCTCAAGCTCCGCGCACAGATCGCCGGACGACAGGATGACGGCTGGCAGCTCTGTCCGACGAGCGTCTACGAGGAGCTGACGACGCTGCTTGCGGACGCGCAGGAATTCGGCAATGTCGCGTGGGTCGTGTCAGCCGCCGGATCGGGGAAGACGACAGCGGCGCACACGTACGCATCCGGTCATGACAATGCGTTTCTGATCTGCTGTTCGGAAGACATGCGCCGCAACGATTTTATCCGCGAGATGGCCCGTGCGACCGGCGTGAACGTCTCGGATCTGAGCATCCGCGAATCGCTCGAAAGGATCGTCCGGCATCTGCTTACGCTGGAGCGTCCGTTGCTCGTCTTCGACGAAGGCGATAAACTGCCCGATACGGTGTTTTACTACTTTATTACGATCTACAACCGGCTGGAGGGACATTGCGGAATCATTTTCCTTTCGACGCATTATATCAAACGACGCATGGAGATCGGGTTGGCATACAATAAAAAGGGATATGACGAGATACACTCGCGCATCTGCCGCAAGTTCGTCGAACTCACTCCGACGTCGGAATATGAAGTTGCGGCCGTAGCACGCACGAACGGTCTTACGGACGAGCGTACGATTCGGGCCGTGGTGAAGGATGCGGCCGCATGCGGGTACGATCTGCGCAGGGTCCGCCGCGAGGTGCACAAACAAAAACGGCTTGCGGCTTTGAACGGCCGATAAACGACCTTCGAACATCTATCGGGCATATGATATGAAAAGATCACTCTCAGCCAAGCAGGCCCTGACGATCAGTCAGCCGACGATCCCTCTCAAAGGCCCGTGGGGCGACTGTGTCGGCGAAATCGACCGCACGGGCGTCGTGTTCTTCTGGGGACAATCCGGAAACGGGAAGACCTCGGCCGTGCTGTCCTTCTGCAAGGCACTTACGCAATTCGGGCGCGTGCTCTACGTCTCGCTCGAAGAAGGGCTCTCGCTATCATTCCGCAATGCGCTGCGCCGCCATGCCATGCAGGACTGCGGACGCAAGTTCATGGTCGTAGCCGAGGAGACGATGGACGAGCTCGACGAGCGGCTCGCAAAGCGCAAATCGCCGGATTTCATCGTCATAGATTCCTTTCAATATACGCAGATGTCCTATCGTCAGTACATCGCTTTCAAGAATCGGCATACCGACAAACTGCTGATCTTCGTATCGCAGGCCGACGGACGCCAGCCGGCAGGACGGGCGGCGAAGTCGGTGATGTACGATGCGGGGTTGAAAATATGGGTCGAAGGTTATAAGGCCGTCAGCAACGGACGCTTCATCGGTCCTGTGGGCGAATATGTCATTTGGCGCGAACGGGCCGAAGAGTACTGGGGCAAAAAGTAGCGAAATAAAACAACTTACAATCCATACCATGAAAGTATATATCAGCGGTAGAATATCGGGTCGTCCCTTGGAGGAAGCCCGACGGGAGTTTCGGGCCGCCGAAGTGAAGATCCGCCGCTTCGGGTTGCGTCCCGTCAGTCCCATGCAGAACGGACTTGCACCCGCGGCCGACTGGGCCGAGCACATGGGACGCGACATTACCCTGCTGTTGCGGTGCGAAGCGATCTATATGTTGCCGCAATGGCAGAAGAGCGAAGGCGCCACTCTCGAATATCTGATTGCCCGCCAGCGGCGCATGCGCATCTTTCTGGCGGAGACTTTCGAAGCGCATGCGCGATTCGACAACACGCAAAAACGCAGAGTATGAAACGAAAGCCTGTCTCCTACGCCCGATTCTACGCATTGCTCGCACGTCTCGCAGGCGATCGGGACATAGCCAAAGAGACGCTCGTCGAGCGCTTCACCGAAGGGCGGACATCGTCGCTGCGCGAAATGCACGCCGAGGAGTATGACGCCATGTGTCGTACGCTCGAAGCAGAAATCGAACATCCCGGACTGACTTTCACGGAGTATGAATCAGAACTGCGGCGGCTGCGATCGGCAGTCTTGCGGCGTATGCAGCGGCTGGGGGTCGATACGACCGATTGGACAGCTGTCGATCTTTTCTGCCGCGACAAGCGCATTGCGGGAAAACGGTTCGCAGCCATCTCCGGTCGAGAATTGCGGGAATTGCTGCCCAAGCTGGAAGCCATAGCCCGCAAGTACAAGGACGGAACGAAAGCTCACAAGACTATCGGTATGCAAAAAAACAATTTCCGAAGATTGACGTCATACCGTATTTTATTCGGAAAGATCAGATACCGAGTTGAGAAACAGTATAATATCGAAACAAAATTTGTAGCAGATGAAAAGATACACACAAGCAGAGTTCGATGCGTTCGAACGCGATGAAAAAGGCATCAAATATTGCCCCACGGGCGACTATTCGCAGATCAAGAGTTTCGGAGAGCGGTGCAGTTTCGGGGTGCTGTGCAATTTCGGGGAATGTTGCAGTTTCGGGGACCGGTGCTGTTTCGGGGAATGTTGCAGTTTCGAGGAGTGGTGCAGCTTTGAGGAATGTTGCGACTTTGGGGAGTGTTGCAGCTTCGGGGAGTGTTGCAGTTTTGGGAAGTGGTGCAGCTTCGGGGAACGGTGCAGTTTCGGTGAGCGGTGCAATTTTGGGGGGGCGGTGCAGTTTTGGAGAACAGTGCAGTTTTGGAGAACAGTGCAGTTTTGGGGATCGGTGCAATTTTGGAGAACAGTGCAGCTTCGGGGAACAAGGCAGCTTTGGGGAGTATTGCAATTTCGGTGAGCGGTGCAATTTTGAGGGAATCGGCCCTGCCAAATCGGGTTATCCTTTCGCCGCGTGGATAGGTTCCGGATCACGCAAGGGCAGCAAAACCTACTTCTTCAATCTCGAACCGGGTATTTACGTCCGCTGCGGGTGCTTTTTGGGTACCCTGTCCGAGTTTCGGGAGAAAGTTCGGGAAACACACGGCACGGACGGTCCGGCCGGGGAGTATCTGGCCATTGCGGACCTCGTGGAACGGAAATTCGCGGAATGACACACGCATCGTTATTCAGCGGTATTGTTCCGCAGGTTGCGCTGCGGATATTCGAAACGATCGATAAATACGAAAAGAAATGACGAATCAAGTAACAAGCATCGAGCAGTCGAAGCGGCTGCTGGAGCTGGGCGCACCGGCAGAGATGGCCAGCATGGTGTGGGACATCACGTCCCCTGCGCCGCATCCGGTACTGAAAATATGGGATACGGAGACAAAGCACCGGCAGGCGGTGCACGCGGGCCATATCCCGGCTTTTACGGCCAATGATCTGCTGGGAGCGTTACCCGGTTGTTGCCGGATGCCCGACGGAACATGGATCAATATGGAGATAGAGATGTATGGGGGGGGGTATCTGGCGCCTCTCGTACTTCCGGATAGCCTCTGGAAGCGATGAGATACTATGTGGCGGCGCAGGGCGGGAATACCTCTTTAAGCAGGAATCGACACAGGTCATGGACCTGCTGTACGGGGCGGCCGAGTGGCTTTTATCCAACGGGTGTAAATTGAGACTATGAAAAAGATCATGTTCAACGACCGCTACGGGCTGACGCAGGCGGTCATCGAGGGGCGAAAGACCATGACGCGGCGGATAGTTCGCAATCAAGAAGAATACTACGAACTACGGTGGTTTCAGCCCTATGTCACACGTGAAAAAGCGCTGTACGGTTATGATGATTTGAGAGGTGGGATATGGGAAGTAATATGGCCGGCATACGTCATGCATGAAGTGGTGGCCGTGGCACAGAGCTATAAAGACCTCGGTTATTCCGACTTTGCTTTGGACAGAGACCCTAAAGACGTACAGCATGTTCGAGGCACGCTGAAACAGTCGGCGGGGTGGAACAATAAGCTGTTCGTTCGG